GCACGTTAGAGGATTTATATGCCCAGTTTGATGAGATTATGACACAGATAAAGGGTGAACAACTAAATGGCTAAATGGATCGCATACGTACTGTTCCTATACTTTGCCTTTACGTTACCAATCGTTATACCATACCTTATGATGAGGTACAAGGCATGGAGACTGAGTAAAATCGAGTATGGTACACGCAAGTTAGAGAGTGGGGAAATTATCTTTAAAACTGAAGAAGCTTATTTCCTTGCAGTAGATGAGAAAGGCATCCCATTACTTATCGATGATGCAGAGGGCGCACGTCTATGGGAACAAGCTAAACCTTTATAATATGCAGCAATGCAGAGGACTAGACTATATCGTCTAGTTCTTTTTCTATATTTTATTAAAAAGTTGTTGACTAATGTACAACCACGGATATATACTAAATACAAGCAGTTGAGAGGAGCTTTACAGATGGAAATATCTATGATAGCAGCAAAAGGAAAGAACAACGAGATTGGCTTTGAAAATAAGCTGCTATGGCACATCAAAGAGGACTTTGAATGGTTTAAGGAGCATACATACAACAAGCCCGTTATTATGGGGAGAGCTACATACGAGAGTATAGGAAAACCATTACCGAAGCGCATAAATGTTGTCTTGACCAGGGATAAAAATTACAACCCTGACCCATCCGTAATAGTACTTCCAAATGTGGAATCAGTTTTAAGTGAGTTTAAGAAGTACAGAGAAATAATGATTATCGGTGGAGAAAGCGTATACAAGCAGTTTCTACCATTTGCGAACAGACTTTACCTTACTGAAATTGACGCTGAGTTTACAGCGGACAAGTTCTTCCCTGAATTTCCGTTAGACGACTATCGTGAGTGCTATAGTCGTGAAGGGGTAGAGGATAAAGGCTTCGATTACATGTTTAAAGTGTACCGAAAAAAATTAAAATGAGGGAGTGTCGAGTATGTACTTAGATAACGTAAAGGTTCGTTGGGATTATGTAAATAAAACAGATGGTTTAACGGTGGCAGAGCACTATGAATGGGGTAGACATGACGATTTTGATAAGTTACCGATCCTTCCGATTCTTACAATCGATTCAGAGTCACTACGTATCATTGAAACACGCCAGGATAAATTCCCTGATAGCGTCTTAGAAGAAGCGATGAGAAAGTTCACTCTACGTAACATGAGAGACCGTGACATGGATACGGATGATTATAATATTCTATTGACAGACGGGAAGCGCTCAATTGTCGTGTCGGTTCATTTGTATAACAAAACAATTAATTGCTATGGACGATTACTGATTAAAGCAGAAAATCGTCTGTTCCGACAACTTGAATCCGAAGAACGACCGATTGTACAGAGAAATATTAAAGAAGAATTAGGTGAAGAACTGAACCCTGAACCAAAAGGATTCACACATTTAGAATATGAACACATTGTAGGCACTACTCAAACAGAACGAGCAATGAAAAAGTTAGTACTTCATAACCTAACTTATTTAGAGGACACTGATAAACCAGGACTTATTCGTTACTTCTATACTGGGTTGTTCCCTGATAAGAAGGTTCCGCATAATAAATCGGATGCTAAGATGTTCGATGAAATTGTAGAATTTGTAAGACACGGTTGGACGGATAAACATGAACAGTTCGGATCAGATATTATCGGGTTTGTTAATAGCTATCAAGACAACTGGAACTCTCTTGTCAATCGAAAACGTAATTTAGATAGCGTGTGCTAGAATGGCTAAAACAGAGCTCACAGTACAAATGGAACAACAGATATACGGTGCGACCAAGAAGCAGGGGGTATTTGCTTGCTTCGAGGTTACTATCGGTTGGTGGGGCAAAGAACGTGTCGATTACTTAACGTACGATACGAAAGGCATTTGGCGCTGCTACGAGATAAAGGTATCTGTTTCCGACTTCCGCAGTAAAGCCAACAAGACGTTCTGCGGGCACTTTAACTATTACGTAATGCCCGAAGAACTCTACGAAAAGGTGAAAGATGAGATACCTAGTCATATAGGAGTCTACATCGGTGGGCGCTTAAAGAAGAGAGCGAAAAAACAGGAACTAACAGTGGATGAGGAGATTCTTAAGAGTTCCCTCATCCGTTCCCTCTCTCGTGAAGCAGATAAAATGTACCGTAGTGACAACCCTGCTATAGTACAATCTATGCAACGAACTATAAATTATGAACGAAAAAGAAAAGAAGAGTTCCAAAAGAAATACTATGATCTCCTTCGAGAGAGCCAGGGAGGGCGTAGACGATGATAGACGAAATCCATCCTTTCAGGAAATTATGTAGTAACCAGGATGTTGTCGTAGGAGATGTGTTGACATTCGCTAACGGTGCCGAAGGAAAGGTTACATCTATTCGCTCAGTCAAGTTTATTACTATGAACACTGTTGAAGTGGTCGGTAGAGCTAAAATGACTAAGAGAGGTGTAGACGATGAAATTCCGACTAAACGTATTTAGACCTAAGAACAAAAAGGAAGAAGACAAGGTTATGGAAGAGCTCAATAAGTGGGGAGCACAGATGTATGCTGAAGCTTATGCTCATTATTCCGCCCTTGCTAAGAGTGAGGGAGATAACGTCTTTACTATATTCGATGATTGGTGGCACGGTAAGAGTGTCTGTACCGATGAATATAAATCTAACTACACTGAAGAAGAACATAGAACAGCAAGTAGTATTATACTAACCGCTGTTTCGAACGGATTCGGTTGATATCAGGAGGAAGAGACAATGGAAAAAGGAATGGTATTTTGGGCAATTGCCTATCAGTTTGAAGAGGATGTATTTTACGACTTCAAAACAGAGGACGAAACAAGCGACTTATCGTCAAGTTGTTTCCTACCTACAAAAGACATGGCATCGGCATTTATTGAGGATGAGTTATCAATTCAGTATGTGCCTGTACAAATTACTTTAGAAACTTTGCAAAGTAATGGTGTTTGGTCGTATACAAGAGGTCGAGTTGATCGTTGGGACGAAGACGTAGAATAGAGGTGTTAGAATGCTAATGGAAGATGCTAAGGAGTATCTTGATAAGTTATATGCAGAACGAAGACAAACGGAATTTGAACTAGAGATACTAGATAAGAACATCGAGCACGCTCATAATCGTATAATGGACATGTGCCCGCATGAACATGTAACAGGTAAGATCATCAAGTGGTGCCAGGATTGCGGTCATGCAGAGATGTTTTGGTCATTTCCTAAACGGGGAGGAATTAATCGTGTTAGGTAGAAATCATAGAAATATTAATGATATAACAATGTATTTTAAGACCCCTGACGGTACTGTGGTACAAGCAGGAGAAGTCAAAATGCTTGTTGCCAAGTCAGGAAAAGGTACAAGTAAATTCCCTACCAGGTTTGAAGGTTCTGTTACTCTCAGTGATGTAAAATTTGGACTAAATGAAACTGGTAAGAAGCTAGTAGAGTTAGGTCTCAAAGAAGAGGAAGCATGGACGGTATCTACTTTCTATGGTGAAGAAGGGTACAAAAACGTGAAGAAACTCATTAAAATGGGATTTTCTCCTAGAGCTGCATATAACATCCAACGTAACAAAGGAACGAGTTGGAAGGAGGGTAAGCATGGAAAGTAAGAAGTACGAGTATAAGAAAGTATTACTAGGAAAGCTGTCTGACCCTCACTACCACG